AAAGAATAATCTAAATCGTCTAAATCAGTTAAAAGCCTGGCAAGTAGAATTAGATCAAGACTTGGCTGAACTAAATCAAGCAGTTTCTACCCTTGACGGAACTTTAGTAGAACAAGAAACACGATACAACGATACTGCTAAAAATATCGAAGGATTTCGTAAACAAATGTTGATTCTAAATATTTCACGATTTGTAGCTTCAGAAGAAGGAGTAAAATCCTGTATTGTCAAGAAGATTCTAGAATTGTTTAATAGTAAACTGCAGTATTATCTGAAGAAAATGGATGCAAATTGCACTTGTACCTTTAATGAATATTTTGAAGATGAGATTATAGATGATAAAGGGAAGATTATAACCTACTTTAATCTCAGTGGTGCAGAACGCAAGAATGTCGATTTTGCTTGTTTATTTACTTTTATGGATATTCGGAGAATGCAAGGAGATGTTTCTTTTAATTTCTGTATATTTGACGAGTTATTCGATACTAGTTTTGATGACAAAGGTACGGAACTTGCTGTAAATCTGATTAAAGAGCGCGTTGAGAAGTATAACGAATGTATTATGGTTATTAGTCACCGAAAAGAAAGCATTAAAGCTGCTACCGGAGATATCATATTTCTCGAGAAATCAAAAGGAATCACTACCCGGGTAGAATATGAAGGAAGTCAGTAGATTTTTAAGATTCTATCTATAAATTAAACTAAGAATGTTCTCAAATCTTTCTCCATTTCCAAATGCGTTTCCTTCGATTCCGAATTATCAGCCGATAGTTCATCCAATACCAGCTCAGCCTCCTCAACCAAATTTAAGTATCCCTGTTCCGCCTGAACAAAACCTTCCAAGGTGTCTTAATTATTTAGCTGACTATAGTGGCTGCGGTCAACTCCGGATGTGTATGCCTTCGCATCTTCTCAATGCTCACCAAAAACTAACTGTTCATGATAGTACAGTTATGTGTTTCGATGCAAACTATTTCCGCAACGTTAAATCGGTTCGTATTCAAAGACAAGCAACACCCCAACAATTACAATTTGTTCGATTTCTTAAGGAATTACAGAAACAGATAGGCTTCCGTCTTCTATTTGAAATTGACGATATTATGTTTTCTGAGGATATTCCAGACTATAATAAGTTTAAGGTAGCATTTGTTCCTGAAGAAATTAGAAAAACAGCTCAAGAAATTATGTCTCTTTGTGATGAAATTACGGTTACTTGTAATTTCATGAAGGAGTATTATAGTGGAAAAACCGGTAATAATCGAGTTACGGTAATACCTAATTACTTCCCGAAGTGGTGGATTGGTAATTTTTATGATGAAAAGAAGATTTCAGAAAATTATGATAAATTCCAGAAGAAGCCGCGTATTCTTTATGCAGGATCAGGAGCGCACTTTGATGTTGACAATAAAGTAGGGCAGAAAGATGATTTTCAACATGTTTGTGAAGTAATTGTAAAGACTCGAGATAAATTTCAGTGGGTCTTTCTAGGTGCTTTTCCTCTACCTCTTCAACCCTTTATTCAGAGTAAGCAGTTTGAATATCATCCCTGGGAACAGTTTTATCGTTATCCGGAAAAGATAGCTAAGCTGAATATTAATGCTTGTATAGCACCCCTGCAGGATAATGTATTTAATCGAGCAAAAAGTGATCTGAAATATATAGAAGCTTGTAATTATGGTCTACCGATTGCTTGCCAGGATATTTGTACTTACGAAAATGCTCCTTTCCGCTTTAAAACTGGAGATGAGATGATCGGATTACTAGAAGATATTCTATCTAAGAAAGGCCGTTATATGAATTTAAGTGCAAAGGCCCGGCAAGTAGCATCTACTCGTTGGCTAGAAACTGATGAAAATATTGATAAATATGTAGAACTCTATACTCTTCCGTATGGGGACCCCGGAAGAAAGCTTTTGAATTCTCTTAATAATATCTAATTGATTAATAAAGAGAAATTCTTTATACTTAAATAAATGTATAGAAATTTAGCATATCTTCCCCGGACGCGTACCATGCGTTTGGATACTTGGGATATAGCGGGAAAACGGATTACTGTTGATACTACTTATGAACCCTATTTCTATGTAGAAACCTCCGCTGAACAATGGGATGCTAAAAGTATCTTTAATACCAATCTTCGAAAGAAGAAATTTAATGAAGACCCAGAATTTACTACATCCTCTTAAGATTCATTTTACCGATATTGAGACATTCTCACCAGCTGGCGTACCAGATCCTCATGATCCTCAAGATCCAATTAACGTTATTACGGTATATGACACATTAGCTAAGAAGTTCTATACTTGGGGCACAAGTAAGTATACTGGTGAAAATCCTAATGATTTAATTTTTATCTATTGTAATGATGAAAAAGAACTTCTGCAGAAGTATTTAGATTTCTTTATAAAAGATCGACCAGATATTCTATCGGGTTGGAATAGTACTGGATTTGATGTGCCTTATATTATTAACCGGTTGAAGAAAGTATTAGGAGAAGACGCAACTAATACCCTATCACCTATTAATCGACTTCGCACTCGCGAATTTACCGGTAAATTTGGAAAACCACAAATTCAGTGGTATATCGAAGGTATATCCTGTATTGATTATCTTGATATCTATCGCCGGTTTTGCCCGGTACTGAGAGAATCATACAAATTAGGTAATATTGGAGAACTTGAATTAGGAGAATCTAAAGTAGATTTCGGAGATACTGACTTAGCTACTTTAGCTACTGAAAATTGGAATATATTTGTTGATTATAACATTCAAGACGTTCGCCTTCTTATAAAACTAGAAGAAAAATTACAATATATAGCTCTTCTTCGAATGATTGCATATTTTGGACTTACAACGTTTGAAGGAGCTCTGGGATCAGTAGGTGTATTTATTGGATTGTGTGCTTGTGAAGCTCGAAAACGGAAACAGTGTATTCCTACTTTTGCTCGAACAATTGAAGATGACACACAAAATATTGGAGCATATGTTGCAGAACCTAAAAGAGGATTTCAAGAATGCATTGTAACTTATGATGCGAATAGCTTGTATCCGAATACGATGATTTCTCTTAATCTTTCACCCGAGACTAAAATTGGAAGAATTATAGAGAATACAGATAAAGAAGTTGTTGTACAACACGTTAATGGACAAGAATTTAGACTTTCACCGGAAAGTTTTTTAGAATTTATTAAGAAAGAAAATATAGCTGTATCTAAAGCTCGTATTCTCTTCTCTCAAAATGAAAAAGGCATTATTCCTGCGTTTCTAGATCGAATCTATCAACAACGTCTGGATATTAAAGAAAAACTAAAGAAGTTAAAAAAGCAATTAAGTAGAATTAAAAAGGATTTAAATAATGAGAAGTTAAAAAAGGTTGAAAATGAAATAGATAGATTAGATATTCTACAATATACTATAAAAATTGTCTTAAATTTCGTGTATGGATGCACAGGTAATAGATATAATCCAATGGGAGATGATGAGTTAGCAGAGTCCGTTACGTTAACCGGACAAGCAGTTATCAAAGAATCAAATATTGTGCCAGCAATTAGGAATAAAGCATGCTATTAATAATGTAGTAACTCCAGAATTTTATGCATTAGTAGAAGAAGCAGGTAACTACTTGAATCAAGAGATTTTAAAGTGGGGAAAGAGTAGCTTAAACTCAAATGATTGTCGTTTTGAATTTAAGCGAGAAAAAATCTGCGATGTTGCTTTCTATCTACAGAAGAAGCGGTATGTCCTTCATGTTTTAGATGAGGAAGGCATTGCTAAAAATGAATTTAAGTATACAGGAGTAGAAGTAGTACGTACTACTATGCCTAAACCGATTAAGCCGCATGTTAAACGGATTATTGAAGTAATGATGAAAACGCAAGATCCGGTACAAACTAATAAAGCTTTCCAAGAAGTGTATGAAATCTATAAAACACTTCCGGTAGAAGATATAGCCCTTACTATGGGAATAAAAGGATATGAGAAATATGCTGCTCAAAGTGAAGGGTTTACTACGGTAACCGGTATGCCCCATCATGTTAAATGTGCTTATTTCTATAATATACTGTTAAAACGCTTTAATATCGAGAATCGGTTTGAAAAGATTGCATCCGGAGATAAAGTAAGATTCTATCATGTACAACAACCAAATAAATTCGGTATAAAGAAAATTGGATTTAAGTATAATTTACCTCGAGAATTTGCAACTGTTTTTGCAGTAGATTACGAGCTAATGTTTGAAAAGGTAATCTATGAACCGA